TTTCAATGGCCCTTTATGGAAATGCCTTCTGGTACATAACCAGGGGACCAAGAGGAATTAACAATGTTGAGTTAATCCCTGCAGGAAATGTAAATATAGAAAAGCAAGATGATGGTAGTTATGAATACTATGTAAATGGTATTAAGACTCCAGGGGACCGCATTAAACACTTGCGTTTATGGCAGATTCCAGGAGATATCTTGGGATATGGCCCTCTACAACGCCATAAATCCATCATTCAAGCGGCATTAGACCTACAAGCATATGCAGATAACTGGTTTAGACAGTCTGCAGTACCAACAGGCACATTAACAACCACAGAGTTTCTATCTCCTGAAGTTGCATTGGCTAACAAACAAGCCTTTGTTGAATCTCAGGTGAATAGAAGTGTTGCTGTGCTCTCTTCAGGACTCTCCTATGAAGCAATAACGCTCAATCCTGAAGAGGCTCAGTTCTTAGAGAATCAGAAATTTGTTACAAGACAAATTGCCACAATGTTTGGGGTACCAAGCATGTATCTATCTCTATCAGTAGAAGGTTCTGGTCTTACTTACACAAATGGTAATGAGGACAGAAAGAAACTCTATGAAGATGGACTACAGCAATACATTATTAGAATCCAAGAAGCAATCACTGACCTATTACCACGAGGACAGAAGGCAGCATTTAATATGACTGAGTTCTTGAAGCCAAATACTTCAATGAGATATCAGGCCTATCAAGTAGCGATTAACTCTGGATTTATGACAATTGATGAAGTGCGTGAATTGGAAGGTTTGCCAAAGATTCAAATGCCAGAGCCTGTTCAACCACAGGAACAACCAGTCTCACCAGATGAGAATGTGGAACAACCTGTAATTTAAAATAGGTAAATAGGGAGAAAACTAAATATGGAAAAAAGAAGTTTTGAGATTAGAGAGGCAGACTACGACAAGCGAGAAGTTGTAGGTAGAGCAGTTCCTTACAATGAAGTAATTGATATTGGCGGGGGCTATCAAGAAGAATTTTCATCTGGGGCAGTAGATTTAACAGCAGATGTAAAACTTTTCAGGGACCACAAAGAAGTAATTGGTAAGGTCCAAGAATTAGAAGACCGCAAAGATGGTCTATGGGTCAGAGCAAAAATAAGCAAGACCCAATTAGGTGACGAAACCCTTGAACTTGTAAAAGATGGGGGCATTCGTTCATTCTCAGTAGGTTTCATCCCAGTAGTGGATGAGAAGCAGGATAGAAAAATAATTCGTAAGAAAGTTGACCTAAAAGAAGTCTCGTTAGTCGCTTTCCCTGCTTATGAAAATGCTTCAGTCGTAGAAGTACGAGAAGAAGTAAATCAGGAGGAGAAATCCATGGATAACACAAACACAGATGCCTCCACTCAGATTGCAGAAGTTCGTTCATTTGCAGAAGAACTTGAAAGAAAGATTGAAGTTCTTTCAACAGCAAAAGTAGAAACTCCTGCTTCTCCACAGTTCCGTTCCTTTGGCGAATTCGCTAAGGCCGTTGCTGCTGGTGATGAGAAGGCAATCAAACTCCATCGTGACTTTACAGGTGGAAAATTAGCAGACAGCATTGTAAACAATGTTTGGGTCAAGACAACAATAGATATTCTTGACAAGGGTCGTCCAACCTTTGCTGCATTCAATACTCAGGCACTACCTGCAGAAGGTATGAATGTTGAGTATGTAGTTTTGGATACAGATACAACTGCAGTTGATGAGCAAGAGGCTGAAGGCGATACACTCGCATTTGGTAAAATTACTCTTGACAGTGCAACAGCACCAGTAAAGACAATTGGTGGTTACACCTCTATGTCTCGTCAGGTAATGGACCGCTCATCTGTTGCTTATGTAGATGCAGTATTTCGTGCACTTGCTATCAAGTACGCATCAAAGACCAACAACATGGTCAAGGCAGTACTTGCAGCAAACGCAGCAAACCTCAACACAGGTTCAGTTGCAGCAAACAACTTTGAAGGTTGGGTAGAAGCAATTGCAACCGCATCTTCAGATTCATTCAATGAGACAGGACTTGTTCCAGATTTCATGCTTGTTTCTTCAGATGCATTCATTGAGATTGCAAAGATTAAGAATGGGGATGCCCCACTTCTTGCAGGTAACAATATCCCTGCAAACATTGGTTCTTTGAACCCAGTTGGTCTAACAGGTCAACTTTATGGTCTGCCACTGGTTGTAGACCCATCACTTGCAGCAGGAACAGTTTATGTTGCTAACCGCAGTGCATTGGTTAACTACGAATCAGCAGGTGCACCATTCAGATTGTCTCAGGATGAAATCACCAATCTAACTTCTGACTTCTCAGTCTGGGGTTACTTGGCATCAACACTTCCAACTCCAAAGGCAATTACCAAGTTGACACTTGCATAATTAAATAGGAGTAACTGATATGAACTGGGAAGACTTAAAGGGTTATGTAGGTGCGATAGAAGCAGATGATGCTTTTGTACAGGAATGCTGGGATACAGCAGAGGATTTGATTGCTTCATATATTCGTAGCACAAAGATTCCTGCTCAAGTATTAAAGCGTTGCTACCTGGAAGTTGGCTCAGAGTTGTATCACCGCAGGAACGCACCAATGGGTATTAGTCAGTATGCAAGTTACGATGGAGCACCAATTCGTATTGCAAGGGACCCACTCATTGGTGTGTATCCGCTTCTAAATCGTTACATGGTGAGATTTGCATGATTCAAAATGCATTGGACACTCTTGTAGTTAAGTTAAATGAAATTGAAGGTATTGGAGTTGTTTATTCAGTACCACCAGCAAGACCACAGATTCCTTCTGTGCTTGTAGAACCTAATAATAGTTGGGTTTCTGTAAGACCAGATGAGTATGAGGCAAGTTGGGGGAGTAATTGGAGATTAACTGTAATGGTTAAGCCCCAAGATAATTCATTAGAAATGACAAATTTAATTGCAACAGTTGATTCAATCGCAACAGGCTTATGGGAATACGAAGATGTAACAAATATAACTGTTGATAAGCCATTCATTATAGATGTGAATGGTGCAGCAGTTTTAAGTACATATATGAATATTGAAATAGACATGCAAGGAGGAAACTAATATGTCAAGACTAAAGGGTAAAACCATTAAGTTTGAAGTTGACAATGTTGAATTCTCTGGAAGCGTCAAGAATGTAACCTTTACTTCAGAAGTTGGAGAAATGGGATTCGGAAATTACGAAGACAGCCTTGAATATCGTTGCCAGATTGAAGGTTTCCAGGACTACAGTGCAAACAGCCTATGGTCCAAGTTGTTTGATAATCCAGGTACAACAGTATCTTTGGAGTTCACACCACATGGAAATGCAACACCAACAACTTCACAACCAAAATTCACAGCATCAGGATATGCGGAAGTAATTCCAACTCTTGGTGGTACCGCAGGTGAGTACTTTGTTTATGACTTGACCATCATTCTTGATGGAAAGCCAAGCAAGGTAACTGCTTAGTAGGTGTTAGGCAGTGGCTCAATTTACAGTCAAAGTAAAAGGCGTTAATGAAGTAGTCAGGTCCTTCAAACAATATGAAGGTGCCATTGATGATTTAAAGAATGCCAATGCAAATATTGGTGCGAAAGTATCTAATACAGCAAGAGCCACTGCCCCAATACTTTCAGGAAGATTAGCAGGAACCATTAGACCTAATCGTGCTTCAGCGAGAGTGCAGATTAAGGCTGGTGGAGCATCAGTTCCTTATGCAGGTGTCATTGAATATGGATGGCCTGAAAGAGGAATACAAGCACAACCTTTCTTGAGAAGGGCTGCTTGGGAAAACAGAGAATACACAAAAGAGCAGTACACACAGAATTTGATGGACCTATCAAGAAAATACATTGGAGGCAGTAACAGATGATACAAAACTTGAAGATGAAGGAACTTGCAGAGATTGAATCTCTATCAGGTTTCAATATGGATGAGTGGGAAACCTGTCCAAAGGTAAAACTCACAATGGCTATTACTTATGTTTTAGCAAAGAAAGACAAACCAGATTTAACTTGGGAAGAAGTAGAAAACATGACCCTTGATGAGATGCAAGGAATCATTGGAGAAGAAGTCCCAAAAGTGAAAGTCTCTTAGAACTAATGGGTGATTTCTGTGCAGTCACAGGATATACACCACAGCAGTTTTGGGAGATGGAAAGACAAGAAGTGGAATACATAGCGAGGGGGTTGAGGAAGAAGAATGGCTAATACAATAACGATTGATATTCTTGCCAATACCAGAGGGCTGGTTAATGGTGTTAATGAAACCAATAATCAACTTGGTAAACTCAACAATTCCGCTAACAGCATTATTGCAGGGTTCAAAAGATTAGGCGCAGCAATAGGTTTAACTGTTGGTGTCAATGAAATAAAGAATGCCATTAAGGACCTTGCTGCTGAAGAGAAGACATTTGCTGCACTTGAAGAACTCTATGGAGCAGACTTCAAAGCGATATCAGACAAGATTGGAAACCTCTCTAAAATATTTTATGTAGATGATGGAGATATTGCTGCACTTGTATTGAAACTTAGAGGCTCCTTAAAAGCAGAACTTGACCCATTAGCAGATGAATTTGCAGAGGCTGCAATTGTTTTATCCAAACTAACCAACAAGCCATTAGAAGAGATAAGTGCCAAACTTGTTAAGGCTCTCAAGGATGGAAAACTAACTGTCACAGAGATTCAAGGCTTAGGAATTGAACTATCAAAAGAGCAACAGAAGGCCTTTGATGAAGCACAGAAATCTGGCAAGGGACTTGAATATCTACTTAGCATTATTTTAAGTGAAGAGAATTTAGAGAAGGCAAAAAGATTAACCACACCATGGGAAAAACTATCTTGGACCATGAATGAATTAAAAGAGAAGGCTGTTCAACCATTATTAAGAGCCTTTGAGAAGATGTTTGATTTCTTCACAGATGAAGATGAAAATGGAATTGTAAAGGTAAATGACAACTTCCTCATCATGAGGGACTTGATGATAACGATTGGTACTGCTGTAGCAGCAGCCAAGATAATTGGATTCTTACAAGGATGGGCAAAAGCAAACGCAGGACTAACAATTACTCAGGTCGCACTAAATATTGCTATGAGGGCTAATCCAATAGGTTTGATAATTACTGCATTAACAATTCTGGTTGGAATCATAATTATTGTTGTACGCAAATGGGATGAGATTAGAGCAGCATTTGGCAAGGTAGCAGAGGTTGTAGGTGGCGTGGTAACAAAGTTTATAGGTGGTCTGAAGACCCTATTTGGCAAGGTAGTTGAAGAAGTAAAAACATGGCCAGGAAGAATCTATCAATCAGGTAAAGACCTAATCATGGGTATTTGGAATGGTATTAGAGATATGGGCCAATGGATTAAAGACAAGATAAGTGGCTTCTTTAAGAATAATGTTTTGGGAACTGTAAAGAAATTGTTTGGAATTGGTTCTCCATCCAAAGTCTTTGCAGGGTATGGAAAGAACTTAATGCAAGGATTATCAATTGGTATAAACAGAAATTCAGGCTTGGCTATGAGTGCCTTAAATGGTCTTGATATTCAGCCATCATTTGCAATTGCAGGTTCCTCAAGGGGCAGTGTAGTAAACAATGTAACCATTAACGCTGGTGTTGGTACTGACCCATATGAACTTGGCAGAGTCGTTTCTGCTGCATTGGATAAGTACGCAGGTGTTAATGGACGATGATTCAAGACGAATTTGATATTGAGTTAAGAACAAAGATTGATGGCCTCTTTATCATTGGGGAGAACGCTCCTGGTGATGGAGAAAATGGCGCACCAATTGCTTCAGACTTAGATTTACAAAATGACCTTCAGTACGAATGGGTAGACATAAAGGAAGGCATACTCTCCTTAAGAATTAGAAGAGGTGTGGATTCTTATACAGGTGCCCTTCCATTACCCATTCCTTCTGTAGGTGTAATGAGCGTTAGAACTACAAACAAATCTTTTGACCCTAACTACAACAGATTCATGGAACCCAAAGCAAAGGTGCGTTTACGCAGGGGTACAGAAGTAATATTCCAGGGAAGAATTAATAACCTCTCTGTTGACTATAGAAGCGATAAAGACAAGCCATTAATCACATTTGATGTAATGGACCCCATTTCAGAATTACAACAAGCAACAACAGAGTTAAACAATATACAGACTCATGGAAATCAAACATGGGCAGAGAGAATTGAAACCCTATTTACCAATGCCAAGAAGCAGGACTATCAGATTTGGCAAAGAAATGTAGTTGGTGGGGGCAAGACTAAGCATGGATATTGGAAAGACTCAAAGACATTATGGGAGTCCCTTGTATTGGCTTCAGATACAGAAGGTGCCCTTATTTACTATGACAAAGAGAATGTTCTAAATTGCTATGCATCAGGTGCATTACCAACAGGCACTCTCTTAATGAGTTTTGATAATACTGACTCAACAAAGTTTGGATACAAGAACATAGGAATTGATTACTCAGTTAGCAGCACGATTAATGAAGTACAGGCTAACAATGAGTATGGAGTTTATAAGTCAGAGTGGGACCCAGAGGCAGTTCCAGAAGGTATGTCTGAAGGAGACTTATATGAACCAGGTGCCTTTGTAACAGTAGAAGAAGTAAAGGTTGAGCCTCTTCCTATCAAGCGTAAACAAGCCATGATTAATAGATATGGGACACATGCTTTGAATGCTAAGACAAATTTCAATGTACAGGATGGGGATGACATTTATGTTTCATGGGCCACAGAGATATTAGAGAAGTGGAAAAAGCCAACCCCGCTTGTAAATTCCATTGAGTGGGATGCCAAGAAAGACTTAACAAAAGCGGCATCTGCAGAAATATTAGACAGAGTTAATGTAAAACATTACACACAAAATTTTACCTATGATGAACAGTTAACCATTATTGGGATACAACATGAACTAAATGCTGGTGACAATTCATGGAAGGTAAAATTTATATTATTTCCAAGGAGTAGATTTATATGACAATTAGATATATTGACTTTGCAGATGGACAAGTCCTAACAGCAGAGCAACTCCTTGACCTACAGGACAATGGTGTTATTCAGGTAGATTCCTTTGCAGAACTAACAGGATTATCATCATCAGTTAACGCAGCATATGTAGAAGCAGACAGTGCTTTTTACATTAAGAAGTCTGATGGGTCATGGGGTTCTGTAGGTGGTCTTGCTGTAGTACAAGCAGCAGCACCAACTGCACCACAAGTAGGACAGATTTGGTTTGATACAGATGCTGTATTACCAAACCCTGTCAAGCATTTTTACGAGGGTAGTGAGACTGTAACAAACACAGCAGCCTTCCAAGCATTATCAAACTTAAATGGACAGTCAGTAGTTCTTACAGAACCTGCATGGGTTCACATTTCCTATGGCGTTACAGAACCAGTGGGAGATAGCACAGCAGGTATTTCCTATGGTGTTCAACTATCAGGAGCAACCACAAGAGCAGTAGGAGTAGCAGATTCCTGTGTTTCTTATGTAGCAGGTAAGAACTCTGTATCAAATGATTTCTATGCAATCTTCAATGCAGGTACTACAACAGTAACTCCTGTGGCCAGAAAGTTGGGAACTGGAACAGTATCTGTAACCAATCCGTATATGAATATTGCAGCAATTAGGTGGTCTTAATAAATGCATAAAGTCTGGGATGGAACTGAGTGGTCAAGTGCTAAAGCCTTAAAGGTTTGGAATGGCACACAATGGAAAGCAGGTTTGAAGTTCAAAGTAAGAACTTCTACCTCTTGGCTACCTGGTTCTGTCTCAGACAAGGATGATTCTCAGATTATTAAATGGTCTGTAGATGCACCTACACCTCCACCACCTCCACCACCAGTAACACATCCAGTACCAGATTTGGATTTGAAGACATTACTTGAAGTAGATGCTTTGTTATCACCTTTGGCTTTTGATTACACAGTTACAGATTATGAAGTCACTTCAGATAATACAAAGGATGACAAGGTAGTAATTGATTCGCAAAACCCACCTGCAGGACAACTCTTAGCAGAGGGAAGCACAGTAACAATCAAACTCTACAACTTTGTTCAACCTACAACTACAGTTCCTAACCTAAACAATCTATTAGTATCTGCAGCAGATACAGCAATTATAAATGCAAATCTTCGTGTGAGCACAAACATTGGAACAGATGAAACCTATGACACAAACCTAATAGGTAGAGTTATTAATGGCAGTCAGTATCCAACAGCAGGTTCTACTGTAGATACAGACACTGAAGTTACCTATGACAAATGGGTTCAGAAGCCTTTTGCGACAGTTCCTAACATTGTTGGACTACTTGATAGCCAAGTATTTAGCACCCTTGATGCAGCAAATCTCAATATTGGTACAAGAACAGTAGTTGCCACATCAGTTGCATCTAATAACGAAAAGGTTAAGAGTCAGTACCCCGCACAAGGCACTCAGGTACAACAAGATTCTAATGTTAATTATGAAGTATGGGATTACTCATTAAGAATCGTTCCTAATCTCAATGGGCTTACTCAAGAACAAGCCACTTCTACTCTTTTAGACGCAGGACTTAGGGCTGGGACCATTACTAATCAAGAGACTACAGTTGTGTCAGATGAAGGTAAGGTAAAGGCAAACAGCCAAAGTCATCCTGCTGGGTCGGAAGTCAATGAAGATACTTTTATTAATTTTATAATTTGGGTACCTAATACAACCACCACAGTTCCTAATGTTGTTAACTTAGTTGGTTTAGGGCCTATCCAGACTGCCATTAGAAATGTAGAACTATGGGAAAATCTTAGAAATGTAACTTATACAAGAGATTCAAATCTATTTAATAAATGCTATGCCCAGAGTCCTTCTGCAGGAACTGTTGTTAATATCAATTCAACTGTTTATGTTGATATGTATTTTCAAGAGCCTGTATACACAGTCCCAAGCATCATAGGACTAACCCCAAGCACAGGTCCTATTAACAGCAACTTCACATGGGGAGGCAATTCATTAGCAAGTACCTCTACTGAATCCACCTCCAGTTTTGGCAAGGTAGCAACACAAAGCCCAATTGCAGGTACATCAACTTATGCGGGTTCTATTAATTATGGTATTTATGTAGATGGCAGACCCACTGTTCCAAATGTTGTAGGACAAACAGAAGCAACAGCAAAAACAAACATCAATAATGTTGGTTTAAATTGGTCAGTCACTTATCAGAATCAGACATTTAATGGACAAGCCACAGCAGGTACAGTTGCATCACAAGGCACTCCAGCAGGTACCAGACTTGCTTCAGGCTCAACAGTCTCTATTGTGGTTTGGAATGCTTATCAACCACAGCCTGTAACAAGAACTGGCGTTGTATATGTGGGAGATAATGCATTTTCAGGATGGGATAAGAATGGAGTATTTACTTCTTGGACTCAAGGAGATTTGGATTGGAAGAACCAGGCTTCTTGGAGAAATGTTGAATTATCTACAGGAACTGGAAATTCAAGAGCAACATCTACTTGGCAAAGAATGCAAGCATGGGTAGGAAGACTTGATGCCACAAATGGTAAACAAGCGTACATGGCTCAGTTTGATAAAGGGGCTGTGGATTCAAGAATTAAAGCATCCATCACAGGTGGTGCTACATACACAGTAGGAAACATAGACATTGTTTTCCAAGTTAATTCCACTTCAGGTGGTGCAAGTAAAGATTGGTATTTCCATTATTGGAACTCAACAACCTTCCCAACTACAGCAAGAGAAAATCAAACTAACTGGTATGTGGATACTCAATTAATTTCTACAAATATCAATAATGGTGATGTTATGAGTCCAACGATAAATGCAACATTAAAGAGTGAGGTTGGACATGCAGTGAATGGAACAGGTATGTCTAAGCCATTCATTATTGGTGGAGGATATGGAAATACATCTTCTGCTAACTATGGCTCTATTGATTGGTGCTACATGAGAATTCCAATTACATGGACGGAGTTTGTATAAATGAAAATATATGGAGTAAGCACAACAAGAAATGGCACTATTACAAATGCCAATTACAACAACCTTTCTTATACAGGTATTGATAGTAATACTGGTAAGCAGTATCACCTTTGGTACCCTGTTGAAATACCAGAGGGAACCAACTCTTTATTTAGTGCAGTAACCACATCTGTAGTTGACCAGATAACCACCCCCTATCAAAGCGGGGCAGAAAATAATAGTGCCTCATTACTACAAGAAAGAATGATATTAATCTATAACGATAGTAATACAGTTATACCTACTGTAAATGTATTGATAGCAGACCAACAATTAACAGGATGCGTAGCAGAAATAACACCCTGGAAAGCAACAGGAACAACAGAAATACATAAATATTCTGATTTTGAGATATTAACTTCTTCAAACCCTGCTGTTAATTTCAGCCCTGCCTTCGCATATATCAAAGCAAATTTCCAGGGGAGTACTCCAGAACCAGAAACTCTCCCTGCCAAAAATATAAGCATTACAAACATGGCTGCCTACAGTTGGGCAATAGCAGCCTTAAGAATCTATGGCGTAAAAGACCAGGCTGTGGAAGAGGATTACTGCATCATTTCCACAGAATCACTATAAATTTCCTATAACTGCCTGTAGGAAAAGCAAGGCCTCCTTCATTTTGAGGGGGGCTTTGTCTATGATTAAGGCATGACAGAACAGACTCCTGCAGGTAAGCCCTGGTTTAAAAAGAAGAGATATATCTTCCTCATGGTATTTCTTGGATTAGCAGTGATAGGTCAGTTCTCAGGTTCAGATGAACCAAAGGCATTAGTAATTTCAGATATCAGAGATGCCAGTGAGTATTACGAAGATACAGATGAATATGTATGGGGAGCGTATTTTAAGATTAACGAATTAGCCCCTATGACTAAGGTCAACTGCACAGTAAAAGCACTTGATGCAGATGGAAAGATGCTTGAGATACAGGCGTACGAAGGAAATACCCTTAATGACAAGACAATCATTCCATATGGAGCAAATGCTGTATTCAAGACAACTACTAAGGAGGTAGTTGAAGCAATATCTTCATTTGATATCTCCTGTAATAAGAAATAAAACTATTAAGCATTAAGGATTTTGGCGATATCTGACTCCCTGACATGCGTGTAATAAGTCATGGTGGTTTTTACACTGTTGTGTCTCATTTGCCTCTGTAACGCTGCTAAGGGCATTTTAAAGGCATAGTGAGTGGCATAGATGTGCCTAAATTTATGCGGGGTTAAATAAGGCCAGGGAGATTTTCTAATCCTATTTTTTAATCTCTCCCTAATAGCATGATGAACAAAAGGTAATGGCTCCCATGTTTTATATTCTTCATATAACCAATCAGGCAATACAACAAGTCCAGTTGTTTTTGCAGGAGCAATTTGATTATTGAATTTGAGTCTTTGCTGCTGAACATCAATTCCTGATTTAGTCATTTTATGTTTAACCAGGGTTTCTCCAATACGCAGACCTGCATGAAGCATGAGATTGAAATACATTCTCATATCAAGTTCATTGAAATATGGAGATACTTCTTCCAGAGTAGGCAAGTCCAGGTCTAAAGGAAGATTAGGACCTGATTCAGCCTTAGTTCCAAAGATGGCATT